GGGCAGCCGCTGTGATACTGGTATGGCTGATACTGGTTGAAATACTTGCCGGGCTGGACGGCGAAGCGATCCTGGCCATTGAGGACCAGCTTGAAGGTCGAGAGAGGGCCAACGGTGTATGCGCTATCAGTTTGAGGTGAGTTCGCAGAATTGTCGAAGCCATCCTCAGTCCAGAATGACGAATAGGGTGAAGCCGCCGCGCCGCTGATAAGACGTGGAACTGCGCCAGAATTAGGGCGTATAACCTCGAGGGAATTTGCGACGGGTAAGAAACCAGCACCGGTCACATTGCAAGAAACGTTAACGTTAGAGATACCAGTAGAAAAGTTCCACATTGCGTTAGTCTCCGTGCCAGCGGCCGACCCGAAGTTCGGCGACTGATAGCACCAAATGAGCTCCTTGACTGGGTGGTTAAAGGTCAGACGGATAAGACTGGATTTAGTTGTAGCAGTTGAGCTCCCGACATCACACGTGTCGCCACCGGTATACTGGACCTGCTCAATCAGGTATTCATGGCCCTTCTGGGCGAAGCGACGGCGCTCCTCCGTGTCAAGGTAGACGTAGTTTGCCCAGACGCTCACAGGATTGGTGCCGAAATAATTGGTATAATAAGCAGTCAGGTCAAAATCCAGACGGACCTCGTGATACTGTAGAGCAATGAGGGGCAAGTATAGACCCGGGTTGCGGTTGAAGAAGAAGACCAGAGGGAGGAAGACAGACGTTGTGGTCTCCAGCAGATTGGCAACATTCTCAGTCACACTGAGGGACGTCATCTTGTCATACAGAAGCTTCTTGGAATCGCCGTTGAACACCTCAGAATACAGGCGGAACCACTGCTGGTAGTGCTTGTCGATGCGCTGGCCGCCGATCGTCAGCTCGACGGCAGAAATGGCACGCTCGGCCAGCCAGTTGGTGTCAAGGGCAGTGTTAGTAGAAATCTTCTTAATGTTGTTGTCAAGCGTGGTTCCTGACTGGAGGGGCTTCATCTGGAGCCACATGTCGCCGACCAGATCGCCGTTGCGGGCGATGGTGACCGACACGCGACTGCTGTTCGTGGCCGAGCCGTTCACCGTCTGCTGGATCGCCTCCATCGCAAAGTTCGTGTAGCGCTTGTAGACCGCCTGGAAAAAGGTAACCTTGGGCTGACCCGTCAGATAAACGTCCTGTGCGCCGTAAGCGACCAACTGCATGAGACCTCCAGCCATTTGTAATATACCCCGAGAAAAAAATTTAGGCTCGTTTGCCCCACTCAACCATTTCCTGCTGGGCTGCATTGAATTCATTTTCCAAACGCCGACGACAGGCCAAAAAGTTAGGGTCAGATACTGACCTCCTCCATGACCTTTGGAGTATGTGAACACTATGGTTCGCCTCGATCATTGCATAATATATGTCATTTCGAAAGTTTTCAGTAAACATGAGCACAATGTTATCAATTACTCTGGGGAAATGAAAATTACTTACTGGAAAAGGGACATCCATAGCCACACTCAATGCCATTTTTATCGTTTCGCGTGCCCGTATCACGAGTTCCGTCACTCTCTGGAAATCTTTATAGATCCGAAAAAAGTCATTAAAAATGAGATCGACCGTATTATGTAATCTCGTCATGCTTTCCGTATCGATCTCATCCAATTCCCACCAAAAATCATAATTTATGTCAGTCTCTGACAAAATATTGACGAGTTCATCGACGAAGTCTTGTAGAACGACGGAAACTTGGATCATGCTCACGAAGGAGCTGTGCTACGTTATTAGATGACAGGCCCGCTTTTTTTAAGTTTGCAAGAACTCTCTGGCGAGTCTTTTCGGACGGATCTCCATAATAGAAGCTCAGGTTGCCATTGATGACATTCCTCAGATTTCCTGGCAATTGTGGAACTAGTATATTTGGAACATAATTCCCGACCCGGAGAGCATTCTTGACGAGATTTATATAATTCTTCTGTGTCATGTAGGTCTTGGTCTTATTCATGAGATTACGGGTATATGTCCCGCTCTCAAGGTTGAATACGATCCTGGAACCGTTCTTGGAAAGTTCTCCGGCGGCCACTATTATTCTATTTTGATTGCGAATTGGGAGCTGAAAATGCCTGGACCCTTTCTCGAGACGGTTAAGAACCCGAACAAAACTTTTATAATATCTGTTCGTCAGAGGGTTATATTCTATCAGATAAAGGTATGCTCCGTCCGGAAGAGTTATGGCATCTACATTTCTATATGTCCGGTTCAGAGCTAAATTTGCGCGGGCCTGTCCGTAATAGATTTTTGGAAAGTGCACCGGGAGACCCGTGACGTGATTTTCTTTTAAAATTTTTTGAACCTTGTTAATCTGACCTCGGTTGACTTCGGGCCATGTGTGACCCCTATTGAGACCGAAAAGTTTTTTGATATTCAAAGTTGGCTCCATTACAATTTACAAACAAAATTACTCGTGACCCCCGATCCACTGCATCTCTTCGTGAAGGAGCTGCGTCACGCGCTCAATCTCTTCCTGATGCTCCCCCCAGGTTTCGAGGTAACTCTTGGTGGTTCGCAGGTCGCACAGCTCCTGATCGTGCATCTCAATACGGTCGATAATGGGTATATCAAAATACGCATCGACGGCGGCCGACTCAAGATCATCCGGCACGTATGTTCCATCATAGATGGATTCGAGATAATCTGCACTTATGTGTTCCTCGACATATTCAGCCATTGAATTATACATGGAGGGTGTGATTGACTCGTTCATGTACTTCTCAAAGACTGAGTAGGTCCAGGTGAAGAGTGGGACGGCAGCACGGCAGTAATAGGCGCACAGAAGACCGTTCGGGTTCCATGAGACGAACGCCATTTTGTTCTGAAATTGAAAATGAAACAACTTATCTACGCTCTACATGACACATTTTCAGGTCGCGTTTCAGGTAAAGGACTAATTTGTAAGTAAAATTAGAATATGTCTGACCCTTATAAGGATCTTGGGCTTCAGAGAGGGGCCACGGACGAAGAGATAAAGAAAGCCTACAGGAAACTCGCGATGAAACATCACCCAGATAAGGGTGGAGATCCAGAACACTTTAAAAAAATTCAGTCAGCCTACGATATTCTGGGAAATTCTGAAAACAGGCAAAACTTTGACAATCCGCCAGACCTCTTTTCGCAGATGTTCGGAATGCGCCCACCTCCCCAGAACCAAGGACCGGTCAGGAGATCAGACCATATGTATGAGCTAAAAATTTCATTTGAAGAATCGTTCAGAGGAACTTCAAAAAATATGAAAATAAGTCTCACGAAACCGTGCTTCAAGTGCCTCAAGACGTGTGACACGTGCAGAGGATCTGGTATGACCCAGATACAGATGGGCCCCATGGTGTTTCCTCAGGTGTGTCACGTGTGCCAAGGGAAAGGACGTCAGGTCCTCGGGTGCAATGAATGCAATTTTTCACGGGTCAAGACGGAGAATCTGAATTTAGAATTAAAAATACCACCTGGTATAGAACCTGGAGGGATCATCACAAAACCTGGACTCGGAGAACAGGCTCAGGTACCTGGAGAGGAGCCAGGTGATCTTGTATTTAAAATTAAAATTGAGGACCATCCAATTTTCATGCGACAAGGAAATGATCTTCTGTTCCAGACAAAAATTACATTCGAGCAGAGCGTCAACGGGACGATACTAGAGATTCCACACTTTGACGGATCTATACATATAGATACGGCAGACTGGGGAGTCATTGACCCACGCGAGGATTATATACTTCCTGGAAAAGGGTTCAAGAACGGAAAGATGAGAATTTCTTTCAACATTATTTATCCAAATTTAAAAACAAAATTCAAATTACAAAAGCTTTGTAGTGACGAATAGACTGGCGAGAAGAGCGTTCAGGATCGTGAGTGACATTTGGTCCTGAATAATATGCATGAATTCATCAAAATTTATGGGTGCATGATGGATACCCACCTCGTTCAGAGCGCTCGGGACCAACCCGAGGGTCGCGCTCCGGACGATGTGCTTTTTCAAGAAAACTCCGACCCGAACGGCTGGAGTCTTTGAAACATCGCGAAAGTGCTTACGGACCTTGACACACGTCTTCCGCATACTGCTATAATCATTCATATTTTTAAGATTCATCGTCATTCTTGGAATAGACCGCCAAGGTCACCTTGAGGGCCTGGGCGGCGGCAGCCTTTTCGGGCACCTTGGCCGTGTCGGTTGACTGTTCGAGGGTCGCACCCAAAATAGCCTTGTAAAGCGGCGTATCCTCAAGAGACTCCTTGAGCTCTGCGTTCGCCTCCTTGAGGTCAGCCTTGATGGAGTTCACGCGATCGATGAGTTTCTGAATGTTTGCACGAGACATTGTTACTTATTCAGGGACTGTCTTTTTTATGTAGGTCTATATTAATGAGTACGAAGAGAAAGCTCAACATGTCAGCGAATGATGTCAGCTTCCTGGCTCAGAAGGGATTTACATATAAAAATGGTAAATGGCTCTCGAGGGGTCGTGAAGGGGGTCGTGAGAGAGCCGCGGCACCCGCTGCCATAAACGCGGCCCTTACAGAGCTCCGCGCCCTTCAAAGCAAGCTCAATTCGGGTAATGGTAAAAAGACGACATTCAATGAGCTCAAGTCGCGTTCCAGAAATATAGGAGGCGGGTTATTGAGCGTTGGGCGTCGTCGGCCCATAAATCTCCCCCGGGGTGTTTTTCCATTTTTGAAACTTGGAGCAAATAACAAGGTTGGCGAATGGGTCTATCACGACAAGGCGACCGCGAGCGAGGCCCAGGTCGATCCGACATCTGGAGACATTCATGATAGTTCCATGTTCGATCTCGACCCAGAGGATGAGGAGAATCTGAGCCTTATTCTGGATTTTACTGGTATGCTCGTGCCGAAGGAAAATACACAAGAGTTTAACCAGGTCAAGGATCTTTTTGCACGAACCTGGAAAGATGTCGCCCGGGCACAGGCTGCAAACGGGTCATATCTCGAGCTTCACTCCATGGGATTTAAGAATGTGGCGACCGAAGTGACATACCTTGACAGAAACGAGATCAAGGGACCTGGAAGCGTAGCTTTTCGGCAGATCATAGGCCAGGGGGTCACAAACGGAAAGAGAAACAGAATATTTCTAAAGACTCGGGTCACCCTACAGCACGTCAATGATCCGGCTAAATTCGTTTCTCAAATTGGTAGACTCAGACCCAACGATGTTGATACAGAAATCGCCGGTCTATTGAACTATGCAAAGGGGAAATGGGCCGGGGAGCCAGACGTGGTCCAGTGGACCATGGAGGGGAGCCAGCCCGTAATTAATATTTTTGAATTAAAAATAGGAGCCGGAAAAACTGAATCAAACAACAAAGGAGCCCACGAGTATAACCAGTTGATACGGGTGAAGCGAGCCTTTGACAATTACCTAGACTACATAACGAACAAGATACTCGTGCTGAGTCAGAAG